TGGCAGAGGTGGCGGTGGCGAGGGTAACAGCTTGGTCAGCCATAAAAGTGTCCTTTCAAAGAAGTGGGTAAGAATGAATCTGCGGGGAGGAAATCCGGGGCCGCGCTGGTCACGCGGCCCCGGCGTCAGGGTTAGCTGTCAGCGGTGGCAGCGAACTTCGCGAGGCCGAGCGGGTTCTTGACCGCGAGGCCGAAGATGGCGCTGATCACACCACGCGGGCCGCCGTCCAGGTCAGGCAGCGCCTTGTAGGCCCACTGCTTGTTGAACTTCAGCTCCATCATGGAGGGATCGATGGCGTAGCCGCGGCGGGCATCGGCCGCACCGGCGGAGAAACCGAGCCAGTTGGACAGCACGAGGTCGTAGGTGCCGAAGTCACCGGTGAAGCTCTCGATGGTGTCGCTCCACTTCGTGCCCTGGCCGCGATTGGTTTGCGTGATGGCGGTGTAGTTGGCCACGGTGGGCGAGTAGCCGACCATCTCGGTGAAGCGGGCCTTCAGGCTGGTGCCGCACACGAGCATGTAGGTGCCGCGTTTGCCGGTCTGGGCATACTGGCTTTTCATGACGTTGTTCACGACGGCGCGGGTCACGCTGGCGAGAGCGGTGGCATCGATGCTGGCGGAGGGCGTGCGGAAGGCGGAGGGCACCGGAAGCACGGCCTGCGCGGTGCTGAGAGCCCACTTGCCGAGGCCGCGGGTCTTGTAAGGCACCGTGCCATTGTCGGCTTGCGCTTCGTTGTCGCTGCCGAGGGTGGCTTCGACATCGCGTTTGCACTCGATGGTCTTCTTGGCGATGGCGCCAGCCATTTCGGAGGCGAGGCCGGCCACGTCGGAAACGTCCTGCGCCATCTCCGTGACCATCGGGGTGCGGCGCACCTTCTGGACGTAGTTGGAGAGCAGGCCGCGGTTTTCGGCGGCGTCCTCGTAAGTGCTCACGTCGGCACCATCGACAACGCCGTCGGTGCTCGGGGTGGCGTAGCTGTCGGCCTGCCAGTCAAAGCGGGTCTTGACGGCGGCTTTCCCTTTCGGGATGGAGGAGAGCAAAGGATAGTCCTTCGCGTCGATGTTGTAGATGGCGTCGGCGAGGTCTTCGCGGCGTCCCACTTGGGTGCGTTCAAAGGTGGCGGGCATGATCTTGGAAAAGGTGAAGTTTGAAGTTCAGGTTTTCCGCGAGGGTCCGGGCACCACAGGTCAGGCGGCATCCTTTAGACTGGCGACCGTGCTTTGCGCGAGGCTCATGGCGACGCTGGCAAAGGGAGCGGGCTGGTCGGATCGAGATGCCTGGCGGCGAGCAGGCGGCGGGGGAGCAGGCGGGGCGACTTTCTTGGCGACGCTGGCGGCGGCGGGCTTGCCGCTGCTGCCTTTCTTCACGAGCTCGTAAGCACCGCTTTCGAGCAGCTTTGCCACGGCGAGGCGGCCCAGAAGAAGGGCACGCTGCGGGCTCAGGCTGATCTCGGGATGCTCGGACTCGATCTCTTTCACGAGGGCATGGCGGCTGCTGGTGGCATCGAGCACGAAGGGATACTTCTTGCTGGCGATGGCCTTGGCGTCGGACTCCTTGGCCAGTCGGTCCTTCAGCACGCTGCGGGCTTTGTCGGCCTGCTTCAGTGCCTTCTCCATTTGGCGGCGGTATTGGCGCACTTGCTGCGGGGTGTATTCGACCTCGTTGCCTTGTGCGTCCTTGCCGGTGTAGCCTTCCTGCTCGTGATCCTCGGCCCACTCTTTGGCTGCCTGCCATTGCGCTTCGAGCTGGGTCAGATCCTTTTCCGTTTTCACGGCCTCGAATCCTTCCGGCATGCCGTAGAGCGGCGTGCCTGCTGTGGTGCCCTGGCTTTCCAGCTCCTGCACACGGGCCTGGACTTTCTCAAGCTGCTCACGCAGTTCGCGGTTTTTGGCCCGCGTCTTGAAATTGTCCTTTTCCAGTGCCTTGAGCTTGGCGGCGGCTTCCTTCGTGTCCTCGGGAGCGTCGTCATCGTCGCCTGCTTCCCCGTCGTCCGCATCGTCGTTGGATTCGTCAGCGTCAGAATCGTCCTCGGCGGTCACCTCGGCGGAATCATCCTCATCGTCGGGCAGGATCGCATCGCGTTCCTGATTGGTCCCGTCCGTGCTGTTGGACTCATCGGCGTCATCGGTGCCCGCGTCGTCCTCATCGTCGGCTGTCGAGGTGACAGGTAGAGACTTCGGTTTCGCGGCGGCTTGTGTCGGCTGGCTTTTGGCCTTCGCCTTCACCGGCTCTGTCTTGACTCCTTCCGCGGCACCCATCGCGGCCATCTGCTCGGCAACCGTGTGGCCGGCCAGTGACTCAAAAAGGGACAACGGAGATCCGTCAGGACCGCCCTGAACGCCAGCTTCTACGGGTGCGTTCGAGCCCGTGCCGCCTGCGGAGGCGACATCACCACCTGCCGAGCGGGCAGCCGGTGCGTTTGGAACCGCATGAGATGAGATGAACATAAGACGTGCGCCCTGCGCACGCCGCCACTGCATCACACCGCCTGCCTGCCGACAATCTCACGCGCTCCCGGTTTGCCCTCGTTTGCCACCGTTTGCCATGCTTTGAGGTCGTTTGCGGTTCAGTTTTCCGCTTTGGCCTCCGGCTTCTTCCGTGCCGTGAGCCGGATGATGTCCGCTCGCAAGTCCTTCAGGTATCGCGCCGCGCCGCTGGCCTCATCGCGAATTCGCGGATCTTGATTGCGCACGGTCATCTCGGCATGCGCTTCGCCGATGAAGCACTCCAGCAAGCTCATCACGGCCCGCATCTCCCGCGTGTCATGCGTGGCTTCGAGTGCATCCGCAATCTGGCCTTCGGTCAAAGGACCGGCTTCCATGCAGGTTTCAATGAGCAGGCGTTTGGCTGGGCGTGGCATGAGATCAATTATTCAACAACAGGTTTGAAACCGGTGCGCCCGACCTGCGCATTCTCCGTGCGCTGCTGGATGGCGAACTGGAAGGCGGCCATGCGGCGATTGAGCATCTCGGTGAACATACCACCGGCGGCATAGGCTTGGGCCACGGCGGGGTTCTTCTGCATCTGCTCTTGATCGACTTGCAAACGGGTGGCGGCATCCATGCTCTCGGTGACGGTGGGCTCGACGCCGGTGAGCAGCATAGCAATGGCGGCTTTTTCCTCTTCGGCCTCGGCGGCATTGCGTTCGCTGAGACTGCCGGTGACGAGATCGGCCAGGCCGGTGTCGATGTTGTTGAGCAGCCACGACACGACGGGCACCGTGGGCACCTGCCCGGCGACACCGGGGATGCTGAAGGCATCTTTGAGAGCGGACCAGCGCTTTTGCAGATACTCCATGTCGAGGCTCTTCACGTCGAACTCGAGCACGAAATCAAAACTGCCTGCGATCTCCTCGCGAGTGACCTGGAAAGGCTGCGGGCCATTACCGAGCACGCGGCTGACATAAAGCGGGTCCATGAACTGCTGATCCAGTGCGAGGATGCGGCGCAGGATCTCGCGTTCCTCCATGAGCGCACCGGCCACGAGCCATTGCTGGTGCATCTGCACCTTGGCCACGTCGATCTCGCGGTGATGCAGGCCGAGCAGATTGGCCACGTCCTTGCGGATCTCGTTGGCATCGAGGATCGTGCCTTGGTCCAAGGGCGGCGGGCGCATGTAGTCGGCATCGCCGCCGGATTCGACGGGCAGTTTCGTGCCGGGCTCGTAGTCCCAGCGGGCACCGCTGCCGGCACGGCGACCGGTGACCTTGACGATGGGCATGGTGGCAAAACTGGTGCGGTCCATGCTGGCATCACGCGTGCTCTTGAGCAGGTATTGATGCGTGCCCACCATCTCCGGCACACCACGGCTCTCGAACAACGGTCGCGCTTTGTATTCGCGGCGCAGATCGACGTAACAGCCGCCGTCGAAGTAGTAATCCAGCAGGCGGTTCACGAACACGAGTTCCTTGTCCGCTTTGCGGCGATCCTTTCCGACGAGAGACGGATGCAGGATGAGCTCCTGCACGGCGGGATAACCTTCTTCATCGACGGTTTGCACGGTGATGCGCAGCACTTCATACCACGTCTGCTCGCGGTTGCGATAGCGGGCGGTGAAGGTGTCGCGGGCAGGCTCGTTCAAGATGCGCTCGACACTGGCAGCGGTGGTGTTGAGCACAGCGGAGGTATCGACGACGGGCTTCGGCCCCATGTCCAGCAGGGCGTCAATGGCTTCCTCATTCCAACCGTCGGTCTTGGCCTTGGCTTTGATCTCGGGTTCGGTGTATTGCTCGACGTGCGCCACCCACGGGGCGCGATCCACCTGGCCGCACCAGTGCGGATAAAACACGTCGATGCCGGGCATGTAGGCGCGGACGCAGGGCTTGCCTGGTTTGCGATACGGCGCCGTGAACGTCACGCTGTCCTCGGTGCGCAATTCACGCGCCACACGCCGTGCCCGCACGGGTGAAAGCAGCGGGTAACGGCGGCGAATCATGACGACGATGGGCGCGACATCTTCCGCCCGCAGCAAGTCGTTCAGCTCGGCCTCGGCGGCATCGGCGATGGCGAGCTGCTGCTCGGGCGTGAGCAGTTCGCCATCGGCGTCGATGGGCTGCATGCCCGCCTCTGCGGCTTGCAGACGAGCCTCGGCGAGCTTGGCCTGCGTGTGATCTTGCACCAGATCCTCGACGCTGAGCGTGACCTGCGCCGTGCCCATGCGCTGCTCCCATCCGACGTGCATGACGGCATGCCCCCAGGTGTGCTTGATCTGCCGGGCAAAATTGCGCTCGCGCCACAGCTCGGCCCGCAGGCGCTGCCGCGTCTCGTATTTCATCAGCGTCTCGACCTTTTTGGACGCGGCCGCATCACTTGCCTCCATGGCGATGACCTGCACCTTGGCGCTTTCGATGGCGAGCATCTCCAGCATCGTGAGCTGGTCGATGGCTTCGCCTGCCAGATGCACGCGGGAATCGGCGGAGCCCTCGAAGGGAAACACCTTCTTGCCGTAGTTCGCAGCATGCTTGCGGCCATCCTGCGTCTGCCCGGCCCAAACAGCCAGCGCGGTGCGCTCATGGTCCTGCATGTCCTGAATCCACGGCCCCAGATCGGTGAGCGAAAGCGTCATCTCGTCGATCACCCAGGTGGGATCGAGCGTTTCATCGGAGGCGACGACGTAGGTTTCGCCGGTTTCGAGGTCGGAAGTGAGCATGGCCGTGCAGGCAGGAATGGATCAGACAAGCCCAAACTCCCGCAGCACAACGGCCTCATCATAGCGGTAAGCCGTCATGGTTGGCAAGAGGATTCTGGCCGGGCTGTCCTGCCGGCAGATAATCTTTCGCGCCGTGTGCTCGCCAATCCGAGCCCGCCGCGCATGCGCCATCACCTCCGCCCAGGTGATCAAAGTTTTCAACGCGGGCTTGCTCGCCGGTTTGGCGGCAGCGGTGGGTTTTGGGGTGGTGGTCATGGATTTGTCGAGGTGGAATTGCGGTAAGCAATCATGGCATCGGCAAGGCTATAACAAATGCTTGCTATGAATTCTCGCTCGCTTGGATTACGCATCACTGCCAGCATTTGTATTTTACCTGACAATTCCGCATTGGACATGATGCCCGCCAAGGCTTGCCCAGCAAACCAGTCGCGACCGGTGATGCCTTTGTATGTCATGTCGCCCATCGCAGGGAATGCCGGGCTGTTGTTGTCGAGTGTGGGTGGTGTGGTCATGGATGGATTATTCATAGCGTTCTGGAACAAAATAGCGGCGGCTGCCTGCGTGATATTTGAGCGGCACATAGTCCTGCCCACGAGCTTGCACGGCGTCGATAGACGCTTTCCAATCGTCTTGATTGGTGAAGCGCTTCAGCGTCAATGATTCCAAAGTGAGAATCGCATAAGGCGCTGGGGATGTTTGATGATCGCTCATAGTCTGATTGTCTCCTTGTCTGATTGTCTCAATAACTGCCACCCCTGACGATCTCCAAACCCGCAGGCGGCACATGCTCCGGCCCGGCCAGGCAGAAGTAGCGCCACACGTCCACGGGGTCTTTGCAGGCTTCGTCTCGGCGTTTGGTCTGCTCGGCGTAGTCGGGGATGGTGAAGTTTTGCAGGCCAAAGATGGTGTTGGTGCATTCGCGGTTCACGCGGGCTTTGGGCTGCATGAGGATGGTTGTGGCAAAGGCATCGCGCACGAGCGCCAGACCTTCCTGCACGCGCACGCCCTCGGGCACCAGGATCGTGAAGCCATTCGGCAAGTCGTAAAACTCCTGCTGGATCGTCGCGCCGGTGGCTCCGCTCTTCCACTGGCTCCAGCGAGGATCACCATACGTCTCGAACGGCTCCGCGCAGAGCATGCCGTCCAGCTCCTTGTCTGATTGTCCGATGGTCCGATTGTCCCGCCGCTGCGGCACATGCAGCACCGTGCGCCCCTGCCACTCGCCGCCAGTTTCCTTCATCTTCTCCAGCAGGCGATGCCGCATCTGCCACACCAGCTCGGCATACTGCTCGAAGTTCCAGCCGAGCCGCAGCTTCTGCGCCGGGCCTTCGTCGCCGTTCATGCGGTCTTTTTCACTCATCACGGCCCACGGGCCGGGCATCATGTCGTCAATGGCAATGCTTTCACACGGCCACTCCTGCGCCTGCCAGAATCGGCCCATCGGATCGACGATGAACCAACCGATGAAGAACGGCTTGGCCTCCGCGCCGTCAATGATTTCGTAGAGCGTGCCATCGCGAGGCAGATCCTTCCAATCGCACAAGTGCTGCTCCGGCTTCCACACGGCCTCGAACTCGCTGCGGCTCGCCGCCTCGGCATCGCCGTAGAGCTTGATGCGGATGGTCTTCTCATCGGCTCCCGCGTAGTCCTTGGACAGTTGGGGATACACGTTAACGTATTTGTTTGCGGCCGTGTGGAGGTAGCAAACCAACCGCGTCGGCTCCAGCGGATACGCGATCTTGGGCACACGCGGATCTTTGCAGCCGCCTTTTGCCGCCAGCTCGGGGGCGATGACCTTGAACTTGTCGGGCTTCACCGCGCCCTGCATGAAGTAGCGCACCGTCGGCGTGAAGCCTTCCTCGGGCGTGTAGGTGATGAGATGCACGCCGTGCATGAGCGCCCCGAGCAACTCGCCATGCGGCCGCTTGGCACCGGGCACGCCATCCGCGAGCGGCACGAGGTAGCTTTGCAGTGCCAGCATCTGCTTGCGGTGCTCATCGCGCTGCGTCTCGATGGCTCGCGACGCGAGACGATCTTTGAGCGCCTTGACGTGATCGACGGGAATGCCTTCGTCCGACCACACAAAGGTCAGCGCGTAGCCTCGGAAGCTCTCCAGTTCCTGAGTGAAGAAACGAAACTGCACCATGCCGCCGCCAGTGTAGCGCTCGCCATTGGCCCCGGTGACAATGAGGTAGCGGCTGAACTGGTTGTCGGTGAACTTGCCGCCGCTGAACTTGGCCTTCTGGTGCTTGTCCTGCTTGATTTTGCCCGCCGCACCGCCCAGCGCCTCGGGCGGCAAGAACGACTCGATGGGCTTCTGCTGAAGGTTCTGCGAGTCCTCCTCGCGACGGCTCATGCAGAACACGGTGGCTTTCTGCGCATGCTTCCAATGTTGCACCGCCAGCGAGGCCGCCACATGCGTTTTGCCCGCACGAATCCCGCCGCTGACGAGCACCTCCAGAACGCGCCCTGGATGCTCCAGCCGTTTCCGGCACAGCTCCAACAAGAACAGCCACCAATCCTGCGGCACCCATCCGTGATCGAGCGGCTGCTCCGCCATCTCGCGGATGGCATCCGCCCTTGCCGCGACCGCCTCCGCCGCGCCTTCCTCGCCCAGCACCAGCAACTCATCCAGCGCCAACGGCTCAATGACCGGATGCGCCTCCTGCCCTGCATGCAGGGCTTCAATGACGAGCTGGGTGTCGGGTGAAATCATGGAGTGATGGGGGCGTTTCCGGTTTTGCGGGTGCTATCTGGAAGGTCGTTCTGGATAATCACTGTTAGCGGT